TCGTTAGCCGCGGCGAGGGCCTGGCGGGCGATGGTCTTACAATGATACGAGGCGTCCAACAAATCAGGAAGATTGGCAATGCGCTCCAGCGCCGCCTCGTACGCCGCCAGCCGTTGGAGTTTGATCTTCCGACGTGCGGCGTAGGCTGCCTGTTTTTGTGCGTTGGTTAGGGGCATTAGCGAGCGACCGTCATGTGGTAGGTGCGGCCGTAGATGCCATCGACCACCGAGATGGTGGGAACGAAGCCTTCATTGCGAGCAGCGTTGCCGGCAGCGACAGCAGCGGAAGCGGAGGAGAAAATCTGAACGGAGCGAGCGTTGAGCATGATGAATGTTCCTTTTTAGAGGCCGTTGGCTTCGCGATAGGCGATCTCGGCAATGATGAGCGGGTTGGTGTTTCCCGCTGCTACCTTCGCCTTGAGGTCGGCCAGCGTGTAGGCGGGGAAGCTGTTAGGCCGGTTGAAGGCTGAGTAGTTGTCCATCGTCTGTCTCCGTCTTGTTGCACCCCTTCTACATCCAGTTAGATAACCCGTCAACAGTTATCTCACCCAGCACCAACTTTTTTCTCACCCCACAACCACGGCAGGGGGAGGGGTGCCGAAGGAGTGTCACCAAATGTCCCTTAGCGCGCGCGATGCGGCCAACTCCGTCCAGATATATAAAAAAAAAGAGTTTCTTATATCTTTCCTGCGTAAGGGCCATTCGGTGACACTCCATAAGCCAAAACGCCCTAAAACCACGCCGAACCGTTAATCTTCAAAGAACGCCTTAACCTTGCGCTGCGCCTCTGCCCTGCGCTCCCGCTCAGTTTCGGCACGATCAGCAAACAGCTTGTGCGCCATCGGATTGACCTCCCAAGCCGCAGAATCGGCGCGAGCGGGGATCTCAGTCAACCATCCGAACGAAACCATCTGTTCGAAAATGGCATGGCCATCCGCTTTGGTCATCCGCCGCATGGCCCTAGTGCCGCGTGCCAGCGTCCGCAGCGTAACCTTCTCCTCACCCTTGGACAGAATGTAGCCGGCCACGTCCTTGATGATCTCATGGTCGTCCGTCAGCCCTGCAACGTTGGTGTAAAACGCCGATGCATGGCGGCGCAGGAACTTGTGCAGAAACTGCGAAGCACGCCGCGCCGTGTCGATCCCCACCACCGCCTCCAGGGGTGTATCCGAGCTATGCGTGACATGCTCGATGCAGTGAAAGATGATGCACAGTCGCCCGAACAGGCCATCATACTTGCCGATGTGCGAGGCAATCTTGCGATTGGTCGTTTCCATGCTGGCGACCATATCGAGGTGCTGTAATTCCAGCTCCGACCGCAACGCCTGCGCCTCATCACTGAACGTCAGCGGCAACGTACCCAGGAATGATTCCGGCGGCTGCAATGCCCACAGTCGATCGATCAGCGCGTCATATTCACCAGCAACGTCCGGCATCTCCACATCCTTGCCGGGGAACGGATCACCCAGCATGACCGGAAAAAACCGCTGCATGAGGCCGTCATCCGATGCATCAGCCATGATCTTGCGAATAGGATCCGGCTGCACGCCGCCGACGATGGAGATAGAAAGATTGTCCACGAACGCCGCATTGCGACCGATACGATCGGTAGCGTAATGACCGCCGTTGAACGCCTGAAGCCAGAAGGATCTGTCCTTGGCGCCACCCTTGCCGCCGCTGTATTTCTCGATGCCGCCAAACCAGCCGCTAAGCTCGTCCTGCAAGGCCAGCACGCCGTCCGGGTTGTGGGCGCACACCTCGGCTGCCGCCTCCATGGTAATATCGCTGATACGCAGCCGATGGGGCACAGGGGGAACGCCGTTCTTGCCATCCGCAAGCCAGTCTTGTTGATTGCGCTGGTATTCGGACATGAGGCCCGCATCCAGATCCGCAACCCGCTTGGTAGCGGCACGGATCATCGGCGTCTTCTTGCGGCTGGGGTCGCCAACCAGCATGACCCATAGACGGGCGGATTCTTTCCACCCTGCGTCATGCTTTTTCATACGCAGCTGGATCGTATCGCGGATGACGGCACTACACGCTGCCAGCGCCGCCATCGCAATCCCCGAAGGATCGCACCCAATCATATCCGCCCGCGTCTTGGCAAAGCGCCCCAACAGCGGCGGCAAGAGCGACTCCGGAAACGCGGGCGCCGCCGTGCGCTTCCACAGGTCCAGCGGGCCTTCCTCTGCATCTTTTTCAGCCTGCGCACGTACCTTGCGGGTGGCGAAAGCCGATAAAGCCTCATCGATTTGCCGGCGCACAGCATCGACGCCATGCGCGTTCTGTTCGTCATTGAAGTCCCAACCCTTGTCGGGGCCGCGGGCGATGATGACCGCACAATCCAGCTCCTGGCCAAGAGCCGTAAACCTGTCCGCCTTGTCTTGATCCACCGCCAGTACGACGAACGATCCGTTGGCGTGAATCTCGCGCGCGACGCGCTCCATGTTATCGGCGCTAAACGCAATGCTGACCTGATCCGACTGCGCCATCCATAGCGATGCGCCAGTTGCAAATCCTTCGCAGACCAACGTGCGGCCCATGCTGACACCGATGTTGAAGCGCCCCCCTGCGCTCGGCGCACCAGTGGCGAACAGCTTCTTGCCGCCAGCTTCGGGCGGGATCGTCTGCACCGTCAGAATTTCGCCTTCGGTGTCGAAGACGGGCAGCAGCAGGTTTGCGCCTTCCGCCCTGATGACCGGCAAATCATCGAACAGCTCGGCAATACCCTTGCGGATGAGATACGGATGGTTGGCATCGGCGGGCCTCGCCTTTTCCCAACGCGCCGAAGCCTGCGCCGTACCTGCTGCCTTACGCTGGTTTTCTTCTGCCTCGCGCGCCGTGCGAAGACGGTCGCGCTCCCGTTGTGTGTCTGGTGACATGACGGCCACCCTTCCCCCGGTTAGGGATTCAATGGCTTCGGTGATGGACAGTCCGTGCAACTGCGCGACGTAATCGATGACATCACCGCTGGCCCCGCAACCGTGGCAATGAAATTTCTCTTTTGCCGGATTGACCGAAAAGCTCGGCGTCTTCTCGTTATGCAGCGGGCACAATCCCTGCCACTCATTGCCAGCACGGCGAAGTTTGACGGTCTTTTGCACCTCGTCCAGCAAGGGGTATTGCGCGCGGATGGCGTCAAACTCGTGGCCTTTGGGGGCGGGGGTCACTTGCCAAAATCCTCTGTAAGAGGAAGCCAACCATTGGTAGCAGCCTCACCCTTCACTTCTATTTCACTGCCGCCCACAAACACGATTTTCATGTGAGCGTATCCGACCCATTCGACAGCCGTGATATGTGCCGGATTGATCCACAAGTCTTCGTGAATGCACATCATGCGGCTTGTCCTTGCAGATACTCGACAAGCGCCTTCACCGCTTCGTATCGCGGCTCAGCTCGACCGGTCGCGAGCTTGTAAACAACAGGGTAAGAGACACCGCTGCGCCGACTAACTTCGCTTAGATTGCGATCCGCCAGCATCTCCCTAATTTCCGTTATCGAAAGCATATTTTCCCTCGCATCAAATTTGTGGCTTGACGGATAGCGCGGCGTGTCGGCATAAGCAACCCCGCAAGAGAGAAAGGAAACCAAATGAGCGTCCTTGCCACTGGCCGGGTATCGACCCGGCGCCCCCTGATCGCCACGCTGGTCGGCGGTCCCAATACCGGAAAATCATCCCTCGCCTGTACCTTCCGCAAGCCATACCTATTGCGGACTGAGGGCGAGAACGTCCCCAGCGATATTCCCGACGCCCGTCTCCCCGCCGGCCCCGAAGAGCCAATGGCGGATGCAGCCGAGCTGTGGACGCAGCTGAAAGCACTGCATGAGGACGAACACGACTTCGCGACGCTGATCGTGGATAGCACGTCCGGTCTGGACGAGATGTTCGCCAACCAGGTTATGAAGGACAGCGGCAAGAACACGCTTGCCACCGCACTTGGCGGCTACGGCGCCGGCTATGAGGCCGTTGCCGCAATGCATGGCCGGGTGCGCAAGATGGCGGAGATCCTGCGCCGTGACCGCGGCATGTCCACGATCTTTATCGCGCATTCGGACATCATCCGTCTGGAGCCGCCGGACAGCGAGGGGTACACGTCGCACAGCCTGCGTCTGCACAAGAAATCGATCCGGCATTACGTCGATTGCGTCGATCTGGTCGGCTTCATCAAACAGGAAACCATCCTCAAGGGTGAGGAAGGCCAGAAGAAGGCCATCACCACCAATAATCGCGTGTTGGTGGCGTACCTCACCCCCGCCAACGTCAGCAAGAACCGCATGGGAATCACCGAGGATCTGCCGTTCGAGTTTGGCGAGAACCCGATTTACCGCTGGATGAAGGAAAACACACCTAAGCTGAAGGTAACGGAGGAAGAAAATGCCGACGCTGCTTGAGAGAGTAACAGGATGGCTTGTTCATCAACAGCACAAGCATGGTCTGGGCGAAAGTTACGTAAGGGATTACGTGAACGATTGGTCTAATTACGAATTGCTTGAAGCAATTAGTGAAGCTTTGGCAGAGAAGGAAGCATAATATGTCGTTCTGGGACCTCAGCGAAGGCGGCAGCGCCGTCAGCACCGAAAAGGAATACAACGCCGGTGGCGGCGACTTCGAGCCACTGCCCAAGGGCACATCCGTGCTGGCCTTGGTGGCCGATGCGGCATGGAAGGCCGTCTATCAGCGCGACGAGAAGTTCGTGAACGTCAAGTGGCAGGTCATGAAGCCGGAAGCATATGCAGGCCGCATCCTGTTCCAGAAGCTGTTCGTGTCGGACGCTGATCCCAACACCCCGCCCGACAAGATGCCTGCCAAGCGCGACAAGCACAAGAAGATGCTCATGGCGATCGATGCCAACAGCAAGGGGCGCTTGGCAAAACTGACGACCGCGCCCACCGACGATGAGCTGGCGCTTGCGCTGACCAACTCGCAGGCCGTGCTGACGCTCGGCGTGTGGGACAAGGACGATGGCGCAGGCGGCAAGACGCCTGGAGGCAATTGGGTGCAGGCGGTGAAACCGAAGTCGGCGCCGGTGACGGAAGTCGCGAGCAAGGCAAAGCCGAAGGCGGCGGCGTTTGCGGATGGCGTAGACGATGATTTCGATAGCGTTCCATTTTGATCCGCTTTTAACCGGACCCCTGCGCAAGCGGGGGCGAGGATTAGAAGCGGAAAGGAATAAAGATGATCGAACAAAGGTCGGATGCGTGGTTCGCCGCCCGCAAAGGCCGCGTCACCGGCAGCATGGTCGGCGCGATCTTGGGGCTGTCGCCCTACCTCGACAGGGATGGTGCCATGCGCGCCATGGTGCGCGAGTATCACGACGCGCCGCGTGAGTTTACTGGTAACGCTGCGACGGCCTGGGGTACGGCTATGGAAGCCGGAGCCATCGCTGAGTTTGAAATGGAAACAGGCCTCAACGTGAAGGCCATGCCGTTCGTGCCGTTTGAGGACTGGCTGGGCGCGTCGCCGGATGGGGCGGTATCAGATGATCGCGGTATGGAGGTAAAAGCGCCTTACTACATCCGCAACGATCCTGAACCCGTGTTCAAAACGCTAGACGATCAGCCACATTACCGCGCTCAGGTGATGGTGGAGATGTTCTGTTGCGGTTGGTCCGAACTCCATTTCTGGCAGTGGACCCCGCATGGCCGCAAGCATGACATTGTGGGGCGTGATTATGATTGGCTTGCCACCAACATCCCCCGTCTACGCCAATTCCACGCCGAGTTCCTCGACGCCTGCAAAGACCCGGCGGAATACCTTGAACCACTGCGGGTAACGATCGACACCCCCGCCGCCGCCCTCATGGTAGCTGAATACGACCAGCTATCCGAAGCCATCGACCTTGCGACCGAAAGGAAGAAGGATCTGCTGGCGGAGATGGTGGCGCTCGCGGGGGAGCGGAACGCCGTGTTCGGTGGCCGCAAGCTGACGCTGACCACGCGCGCCGGCTCCGTGTCTTACGGCAAGGCGATCAAGGAACTGGCGCCGGGGGCGGATCTGTCAAAATGGACGGGGAAGCCGTCGAGCTATTGGGGGCTGAAGTGAGCAAATTTCAGCTTCTTGACCTATTTAGCGGCATTGGCGGCTTTAGCCTTGGCCTAGAGAGAACGGGCGACTTTGAAACCGTGGCGTTCTGCGAGATTGAACCATTCCCTCGCCGCGTGTTGGCAAAACATTGGCCGGAGGTGCCTTGCTATGACGACGTTCGAACACTCACCGCAGATCGATTGGCTAATGACGGAATCCGTCCCAATGTCATCAGCGGGGGGTTCCCGTGCCAAGATCTATCCGTCGCTGGTAGACGTGCCGGAATCGAAGGTTCCCGTAGCGGATTATGGAGTGAAATGGTCCGACTCACTAGCGAGTTACGACCAGAATACCTCCTTGTGGAGAACGTCGGAGGTCTACTTGCTGGCCCCGGAGAATTGCCCGGCAGATGGTTCGGTAGAGTTCTTGGAGACTTGGCCGAGGTCGGGTATGATGCGGAGTGGGATTGCATACCCGCGGCCTCTGTCGGTGCTCCACACTTGCGCGATAGGGTATGGGTTATGGCCTACCCCAAACAAAAGCAACGGATTCGCCCCATTTTCGATGCTGACTATGCAGCGCAAATCGCGAGGCGAAACTCGACCATCGGGCAGCAAAATGGGTTTCGATCTAAAGTGGGAACGGAGAGCCGTTCCGTACCTGGTAGATGGATGGATCAACCCAGTCCTGAGCGAATGGCTTATGGGGTTTCCGATTGGTCACACAGACTTGCAGCCTGTGGAAACGCCGTAGTTCCACAGATCCCAGAACTAATCGGACGCGCTATATTGGAGGCGGAAAACCTATGAACCTCCGCCCCTACCAGCAATCCGCCTGCAACGTCGCTCTGGACTACATGCGCACCACCACCAGCCCGTGCCTGATTGACGCAGCACCAGCGGCAGGCAAGAGCCACATGATCGCCCATATCGCTGACCGCCTCCACGACATCAGCGGCGGCAAGCGCATCTTGTGCCTCGCGCCCAACGCCAAGCTGGTGCATCAGAATAAGGAAAAGATGGACCTGACCGGGCATAAGTCATCCATCTTTTCCGCCAGTGCAGGCGCTAAGAGTACCCGGCATAACATCGTGTTCGCCACCCCCGGCACCGTCAAGAATGCCATCAGCCGCTTTGGCGACGGCAGCTACTGCGCGGTCGTCGTGGACGAGTGCCACGGCATGACGCCCACCATCCGCGCTATTATCGACGCCATGCGCGCAGAAAACCCCAACCTACGCGTTCTGGGGCTGACAGGCACGCCCTACGTCTTAGGCAAGGGCTACATCTTCCGCCAGCATCCAAGCGGCAAGGTCAACGGCGATGACCTGACGCGTGACCCGTATTTTACGCGATGCGTGTACCAAGTGTCCGCCCGCGAGATGCTGGATGCCGGCTACATCACCCCCATGGTCGTCGGCGCGATCAACACTGATGCTTACGATACCTCCGGGGTTGTCTTGCTGCCTAACGGGCATCTGGACGCATCGACGGTCGAACGCGCCTTTGTGGGCCACGGACGCCAGACCGCGCACGTGGTGGCGGATGTCGTGGCGCAGGCACAATCCCGGCGGGGAGGTGTGATGCTCTTCGCCGCCACCGTGGCGCACGCGCATGAGATCATGGCCAGCCTGCCGCCGGGTAACTCCGTGCTGGTGACGGGCGATATGGACCCGGCGGCGGAGAAGCGGGCTGTGGCCGCGTATAAAGCGCACAGGGCTCGCTATGTCGTGTCGGTCGGCAAGCTCACTACAGGCTTCGATGCCCCGTGGACAGAGATCATTGCCGTGTTACGCTTCACCGAGTCTGCTACTCTCCTGACCCAGATCCTGGGGCGGGCATGGCGGCTGTTCGAGGGCAAGAAGGACGCGCTGTGGTTGGACTATGCCGGCAACGTCGAGCGTCACTTCCCTGATGGTGACATCTACAAACCTACCATCAAGGCCGGCAAAGCTTCCGAAGCCGGTGACGGTATTGAGGCGCAATGCCCATCCTGTGGCTATGCCAACAACTTCACCGCCACGCCCGACGGCTCCCAGTACAAACTCGACAAGCACGGCTATTGCCTCGACGTATGGGGTGCGCGGGTGGAAACCGAATATGGTCCTATGTCCGGACATTTCGGCAGACGCTGCAACGGGCTGGTCAAGATTGGCCCGGAGTACGAACGCTGCGGCTATTACTGGACCTCAAAGGAATGTGAGGCATGCGGTGAGAAGAACGACATTGCCGCGCGCTTCTGCCGGTCCTGCAAGGCAGAGATCATTAACCCGAATGATCGACTGGTATTGCAATTCGAGGCTCTGAAGAAGGACCCCTACGCACCACAAACTGATGTCGTACTTTCTGTGTCTAGGAAAGACTCTGTTTCCCAACGAGGCAACCCGGTAGTGCGCGCAGATTGGGTAACACCTTACCGCCGTTTCACAACATGGCACCAGCCTGAAGCAACCTTTGCGAAAGCCCAGAGGGATTGGCAGCGTTTTGACGAAGCGACGCGCCACGGGCAGCCGGAGACGATCAGCTACGTCAAGGAAATGAACGGGTTTTTCCGCGTGTTGGCATTCAATGAGCCAGCCGACACCGTACAGGAGATGGCGGCATGAAGTTCCCCCCGTGGCTGCCCGTCTACGGCGATCAGTCGTTTCGCGGTAAATGCTTCTTGGAGCATATCGAGCAAACCTCGATCATCAACCGCATTCGCCGCGAGCATCCCGACACCTGGGGGAGGCTGGTTTTGCACCCTAGGAATGAAGGCCTGAAGCAGGGCGGACAGTTCTCGACCGTCGTCAAGCACAAGGCTGAGGGCATGGCGGTTGGGGCGTCCGACGTGGTTATCCCCGCCTCACCTAGCTTTGTGTGCGAGATCAAGCGCGCGGATCACACGCAGTCGCATTGGCAGGAGGGGCAGCTGGAGTACCTTCAGGCTGCGCAGGATGCCGGGGCGTTTGCGTGTGTTGCGCTGGGCGCTGTGGCAGCGTGGGAGGCGTTTGAGACATGGAAATCCGCCCTGTAACGTGGTGGCTGCGCCAGTACCTCACCGGCATCCTCCCCGCGGACAAGATCCCTCCAGCCGTCCTGAGCTGGTCGCGCTTCTTCATCTTCGAAGGCGCGCGTGAGATCGTGTTGATGGACGACAAATACGAAAGAATAGCGGCGCTGGCAAAAATACCGGCGCCGCTTCGTGTGACGGTGGAGGATGAGGTTAAAAGGCTGTGGCCTATGCGCTCCTCACTTTAGGCTGCGCATGATCTTGTCTAGCGTCTCGTCACCAGCCCCAGCCACAACCAGCAAAGCCGTCATCAACCGCGGATCCTTCGTCTCACCGGCCACAGCCTTTAGGCACTCCCGCACCACGCGGGCATTCCTGACACGCTGCGATGCGAGATACGCCGATACGGCTTCGTCGGGGTATTTGGTTGTTATGGAGGTCATTTCCGCCTCCGAGGCTTGGCCAGCCGGTAGATAGGCAACCCGCCCCGTACCGGCTCGCTGATGGTGTGGAAGTTGTACCCGATGTTGCCGTTGTAAATACGGGCACTCGGGTCCTGCACCTTGGCTAGGGAGAGAATCATGCCCCATGCCTCCGATCCCAAGCCGCCATAGGAACTCCCATAACTTGCCCCGAACGGATCTGTGCTGCCAACAGCTTCTCACAACCGCGCTCGGCTTCGTAACGGTTGATTTCGGTAGAATAGCTGTCGCCGGTGAAGCGATCCTTCTGCGGGATTGGCTTGCGAACGCCCGAAGAGATGAGCTGCGAAATACGCTGGTGCAATTTGTGGATGCTGAGTTCGTAGCCTTCTTGGCGCAGCTCGTACAACGCAGCTTCTGCGCTGTTTTCCATGACGTATTCGTCGATGATGTCGATGGTGGGGAGCATTTTACTTATCCTGATCTGGTTTGCGACCTGCATGGAATCCTTCATCGTCTTCCCAGCCTTCAACGGTGTTTACGTATAGAAATACTATGCCAGCGATGAGGGCGAGGGCTGCGATTATGAATACAATCATGGCATTCTCTCCTGTTTATGTTTTGGTTTAGGATTCGGTAGCTTTCGCGATGGCCGCGCGGGCAATGTCGCCCGCGTGGTAACGAGTGCCGCCCTCGCCATTGTGAACAGCAAGCAGGTTTTGCAAAGCCTCCAGAAGCTCCGGCGCGGCAGCAATCAGGCGGGCATTGGCTTCAAGGTCTTGCTCGTCCCAAGGACCAGCGGTGATAGATACACAAAATTCACCTGCGCATACGTCACCAGCGCTATCAACAAACCACGGTCCAGGTGTCCAATTAGGCATTTGCCTTCTCCAATCCTTTTTTGATTGCTAGCGCATGAGATTCGCCGCGCGACGTTCGCCCATGGCGTTCGCGATCGGCAGCGTTTTCCTTGGGTGTTCCCCAATCCAAATTGTCGACGTGATTATTCATCTTGTTGCCATCGAGATGACGAATTTCGTGCTGAAGAGAGGGCTTAGGTGGCAACCATCTAGCGGCGACCAATTTATGCACAGCCAGTCTCTTGTGCTGGCCATCTACGATAATTCTTACAGACGGATACCCGTCTGCGTTCAGCGTCTGCCGCATCTCGCGTTCGCCATATCCACGCCAATTAGACACTGTGGATGACACGGTGCCTTCGCGGGTTACGTCGTACCCTATGATGATCATTGGCTTAGCTCCGGCATCTGCACGCCCGCTGATGCCGCCAGCATCAAAAGGGTGTTATGGTGCATCTTAGGCACCCCCTTCTTGCGCCAGTAGGCAATTGCCTGCTTGCTGATGTTGTAATGCGCTTTGATTCGAGGATGGCCCAAGCGATCAATGGCGGCGGCATGTGGGTGCAGTTTGTCCATGCCCCTAAGTACAGCGCCAAATATTTTCCTGCAAGGGGTTGCGGGTCAAATATTTTCCTGCCATAAAGCTCCCAACAAGGAGACCCGAAATGCCCCACCTCATGACCCGCAGCGACATTGGCCAGCTGATCGCCGACCACGCCCGCAACATGGCAGCACTGCGTGCGACCGGTGCGTTCGCCAAGTACGGCAGCGCACTGCGCGGCACCGGCGATGTGCAGCGCGGCGAGGCGGATGCGTTTCGTGCGGCGCACTTCCACGGCAATCCTCTCTGATGCTGTTGGACACCCCCACCAACGCAGACATCATGCGCTCCGTCCATGATGCACAGGCGCGGCTCGGGCTGGAGCCTGAGTTTGCTTTCATCCACCATTCGACCACATTCGATGTCGAGTACCGCGCAGCACGTCGCGCGCTCGATGCAGTTCGACAGGAGCTAATCTGATGGAACCCCGTATTTTCAAAACCACTAAGCGCGCCAGCTTCGGCGTAACTCGCTCTGGCTACGATGCCGATCAGCCGGCCAACTTGTCGCAGTGGCAGAAGGAGACGATGGGCGAGCTGATCCCGTTGGAGGGCAAGCCGGACTATATCGTAAGCCTGAAGGAGTTTCTGGCGGTTGCGGTACTGGTGGCGGCTGTCGTCGCTCTTGTGGTTTCGTTGTGATGACCGCCGCAAGCAACGAGGTGGTGGCGGTGATCCAGGCGGATCGCGACATGGTGCAAGCGTTCCATCGCCTGCGACTGAACAAGCTGATGGAGGCGATCAAGGACGAGAAAGCGGGCGCACGCCTCGGTGAAGACGAAGGTGACGCCGGCGATCTCGTCCAAGCCTTCGCCCGCCACCGCATCGCCCACTCCGATCCCCGCCCGGTTGCGGAAGGTCTGCGGGAGGCGTTGTCAAATTGTGTCAACGTCCTTTGCTCACTTCGCAAAAACTACGAGCGGGATAACCTGCTTTGGGACGAAGCGTCTCGGTTCATCACTGAAGGAAACGCCGCCCTCGCCACCCATAGCCCCGCACCGATGGCGGGGGAGGCCAAGCAAATTGCGGATAATCTTACGCCAAATCAGCGCCTTATTGTGCAAGAACGCGACTACGAAATTGGCAATCGCCGCGCCCGCACGCTTGCCCGGAACTATGTTCGCGCGCTCCGCCTTATCTGGTCGGACGGCTTGGGTCTAACGCCGCTTGGCGAACAAGTCCGCGCCTATCTCACCGCCCTCGCCACCCATAGCCCCGCACCGATGGCGGGGGAGGGGTTCCAGTGGCCGGATGAGGCTGTGTGTAACGCCCAGACCGAACAAGAGCGCATGGCAACGGTCAAAGCCTATACGGCTCACAAGCGGACCGGCCACCCTTCGACGCAGGAGGGCGGGGACCGTGGGTGATAAACGCAAATGGTCGCTCGGCGGAGGCACCACGATCGAAACCAACATCGAAGGCTTCGAGCCGATGGGTGCGGAAAGCATGGCCGCTGCCTTGGTCGCGGCGGGCTTCATTACGGAGGCGGAAGCCGATGCCGCCATGGAGCGTCGCCGCCTTCGCCACCTCGCCCAACAGGACCCCACAGCATGACCTCTTCCCCCACTCCCGCTGTGCCGCCCGATGCGCGGGCGCGTGAAGTGCGGCTGCGCATGTTTCTCGAAATCCTCCAAGCAAGCTGCGGACAGGCGGATGCGAGCGATTACCGTTGGAACTGGATCAACGCCTTCTGCGGAGAGCATGAGGGCTATGAGCCGGACACGTTCAATACGGCCCATGACGTCGGCTACACGACGGTGAGCCATGACAGCGACACCGACAGCGGTATCGTCCGCCTGACCGACGCCGGGCGCGCCTATCTCGCCACCCCGCCCGCGAGCGATGCCGCGGTTCCGGCGGGGGAGGTGGATGCCGAGCAGCGTGCCGGTGATGACTTCGACGCGGAGGAACGTTGGATCGCGGCATACAAGCGATTGCTGCGTGCGGATGATCGTCACGAACTGCGCTGGGATGACAGCAGCATATGGGAAGATGCCGAGAAGGCTTGGCGCAAGCACGGCGATTTCCTCACGCCCGAGAAGGCATACGCACGCGACGAGAAGGGGTTAAACCTGTGACCAACCCAGTAGCATGGCGGTTCGAATACCGCTTCGCCCCGGCTGATGAATGGCAGACCTGTTATTCAGCCGTGAAGCCGAAAGGGCCGGACTCGCACCGTCGCAATATCGTGCCGCTGTACGCCGCAGCCCCCAAGGTCGCGAGCGACACCGGAGCGATAACGCCGGAATGGTGCCTGCGAATGGCAGACTTGGAAGCCGGGCAGGAGATTGGAGCCGGATCACTCGACCACCCGTTGCGCACCAAATGCGAGTTGCCGCCGGCCGGTTGGGTTTGCACGCGCGAACCGGGGCATGATGGGCCTTGCGCTGCCGTAGCTAGCGGCATCGGGGCGGGGTTGCTGCGGGAAGCCCGTTGGTATGTGAACGATGCGCTTGAGGCGCACGAACATAGCGACGGCCGCGATCTTCTGAAGCGCATTGATGCAGCCCTAGCCACCCCCACCGATGCGACGGACGGGGCGACGGGCGGCGGGGAGGTGGGAACCGGCTGGGTCTCATGGAATCCCGATAGCGGGGAAGAATATACCCCAGACCACCCGGTGCGTAGCGGCGAGTGCGTTGAGGCTGAACGCATCCGACCATCGACGCCTCAGGAAGACGTTCTCTGGCAGGCATTCCAAGGCGAGTTCGAGCGCGCTCATGCTTTGGAGACACAACTCGCCGCCACCACCCCCGGCGGGGACTTGCTGGAACAGGCGGCGAGCGTGCCGACAGACAAGCAGGTTCGCGAGGCTATGCAGGATGCTTGGGATAACTTCTGCGATGACGCACAGGCCATCCCCGGCGATATCCGACGTGAGGGCCGCAAGACGTTTTTCGTAGCTGGAACGTGGGCCGACCATACGGCAATGAACCTGCGAGCGATCATGGCCCGCGCCCTCAAGCCCGCTGGCGACGGGGGTGAGGCATGAGCGGCTGGTACACGATCCGCATCGACGCTTGGCCCTACCAGACCGGCGATGGTCAGAAGGCGGACCAAGAGCGTGCCGGCCCCCGTGAGCGCGAGTTTACGAGCAAGCACGCTGACTTCGATGGCGCCTACGCTGCGGCAGTCGTTTTGCAGGCCGGCATAAAGTCGAGCGGCCACGTTTACGAGGCGCCCATCCGATCAATCACCTATCGCGGGGAAATGCGCCCATGACCACCGACGTTGCAGCGATCTGCGCGGGGCTGACGAAGGCGCAGCGGGAAACCGTCATGCGGTGGTCCGGCAATCATAGCGAGGTGACCGACCCAGCGCTTGACTCGCTTTGGTACTGCATCATCAAAGACGCGCCGGATCGGTTCAGGCTCAGCCCAACAAATCTCGGCCTAGCAGTCCGCGCCGCCCTCCAGCAGAACGACGAAGGGGCATTGACCCCACCCACCCCCAACAAGGAAGAGGCGCGATGAGCGACCCAGTATTCGTATTCGGCAGCAACCTCGCCGGCCGTCACGGTGCAGGCGCGGCGTTATTCGCGTGCCGTCAGCGCGGTGCACGCTACGGCGTAGGCGAGGGGCGAACGGGCAACGCCTACGCTATCCCAACGAAAGACGGTGGATTGCGCACATTGGCGCTACCAGAGATCGCCACACATGTGCGCCGGTTCATACGATATGCCGACGAGAACCCCGGTGTGCTGTTTCAGGTAACGCCGATCGGCTGCGGGCTGGCTGGATACACTCGTGAACAGATCGCTCCGATGTTCTTCGGCGCCCCACCCAACTGCGACTTTCGCGACGAGCATAACCGCGATTGGCGCCCCGCAAAGGACACTGACGATGGCGAGTGACGCTGAATTGCTGGCGTTGGCGGAACGCGTAGAGACGGCGAGCGGGGCGGACCGGGAATTGGATGCGACAATTTGTGTGGCGCTCGGCGTTGAGCCGCAGGCGCGCGAGATGCTCCAGTTTCCTGCGTATGATCGCAGCGTCAGATACTTCACCGCCTCGATTGACGTCGCCATGACGATGGTGTCAGAAGGGTGGGACTGGCAGGTCACCAGCCATGGCGAGGACGGCGCTCACGCTGCTGTTTGGGCGCATGGCTATCACGATGATACCGTGATCCACGTACATCCTGCCGCTACTCCCTCACTCGCCCTCTGCGCCGCAGCCCTCCGCGCCCGAGCCGCCAACATGGGGGGCAGCGATGATTGAGGTGAGTCAGGAGGACAGGGAGGCTGCGGCAGGTCTGTCCGGCGCAGATTGGCATGCTCGGCAGCTTCGTTCTGGAAGTTTTGATGATCACCCTTTTGTACAAGCTTTCGCCAGTCGCCGCCATCAAGCAGAAGAAGCCATGAAGAGACGGTGCGCAAAAGTGGCGGAAGAATGGCGGTCTTCACTGCGGCCGGGATCGCTAGAGCGCCTTGCGGGTCACAATGAAGCGGCTCTGGGAATCGCTACCGCCATCCGCGGCATCGACGCCGGTGGGGAGGGGGAGTGGTGAGGTTTCTGGTATGGCTAGGGTTGCAGCCAGCGTTCAAGCTGACTGACGATTATGCGCGTTGGAAGCGCGGATTGGCAACGGAGGCGGAAGACCGTCTTTTGCCGCTACACCCCGCGCCGCCATCGCAGCGCTCGATCAGGTGAGGGGTCAGGCAGAACCTTCAGGATAACTGAAGCTATCCGCCAGCCCTTCGACCCAATCTAGATACGCATAAGCCACCACCTGCTGAGTGAACGTCGGGCTTACCCTCTTGGAGGTGCTGCCCGCGTCCACCCAGACGGACCACTGGCCATCATGCAGTTTAACATAAGCCCGACCGCCTGCCGGAATCTCCGGCGGTAGCTTGCCTAGCAGGCGGTCCAGATTGCTCACTTGAGGCCCAAAACCTTCAGCAGCAGCGAGCCAATCGTCTCGGCCTTCTTGCTGACGGTCGAGTTGAACACATCCTGCACGAATGCGCGGCCGATGTCCTCGACTTCCTTCAGGCCCTTGGTAATGCCACCAGCCTTGAGCGCATCGACCAGCAGCGGCAGCGTGTTGACGACCACCGCTTCGAATTTCTGAGGACCGCTGAGCGTGCTGCTGGTGAGCGCCTTGATGTCCGCAGCCACCGCAGCGCCGACTTCGGTGTTCTTGAGGGCCGCAATGGCCTTCTGCGCGTCGGTAAGCTCGATGACTGCGGCAATGTTCTTCTTGCTGAAGATGCCTGCGATTTTTTTGAAGATGCTCATGGTTCCACGTCCTTAGTCGAGATTGGATCTGCCGGCGTACCGGCCGGTTCGGTTCCACTATTCTTGGGCTTGAACGTACCCAGCACGCCGACAAGACCGGTGGTCAGTCCACCGAATCCTAACGCCTCGGCGTACTTGCCGTTGTAGGCCAGCAGAGCTGCGATCGTTGCCAGATAGCAAATGGCGAACACCAACGTGCTGAAAGCGATGAGGGCGTGGCGTTCCGTCACTGTGGCATCCGGTATACGGCCGCCTCAGCAGCACGACGCCGCGTCAGGCCTGCCAGCACGCGGCCACTGGCCTTATTCCAGCGGGCAAACTCGGCAGCCGCGCCGGCATAGTCGCCAGCCTTGTGCTTCTTGATGAGCGTAGAGGTAGTCATGGCGTTGACGCCGGCATTGTAGGCAAACGAAATAAGCGCACCACGCTGGTTATCCGTGGCAGGAGCACCACCAAGCGCTTTCACTACACCGGCCTCATAGCCCACCAGATCAGTAGCTAGGCGCCCGTCCGCCTGCGCCTGCGTCCATACCACGCCGCGGCGGATACCGGGGCCGGTTGCGCCCCACCCGATGGTCCAGGGATCGCCGCCACTGCCGGGGTCGGGATACGCCTTCAGGCGGCAGCCCTCGAATTTCTTGATAAGCTCAGCGGCTATCTTGATCGCGCTCACGGCTTCCCCTTCTGCGCCTGCCACAGGCGCCCTTGCTCGACAGCCAGCTTGTTGTTGCGCGCATGCTTACGATCGCGCCACGTGCGGCCAACCAGAAACATGATAGCACCGACAGTCAGCAGCGTGACGGCCCAGCCTTCAAACGGGTTGTTGTTCTTGTAGAGAATGACAGGCACGGTCAGGAAGGATCCGGTTCCCATCATGCCAAGACCGTATCGTTCCGTGACGTTCGCCATCTCGCGGAACTGTGCCAGCTTGTATATCACCACGACGGTCAGTATGACGCGGCCAACCGTGTTCACGATGTCGAAAACGCTCATGCCTCGTCCTTTCCGCCAAAAAACGATTTGGCCTTCTGGATGGCGAAAGGCATCAGTATGTTCCAGCCGGTGCCGCCGATATAAACCACCGCGTTCGTGCCGCGGATATCGTCGGGCATGATGCCGAATTTAGACGCGGCCCATGGCATGAAAAACACCGCAAAGCCGAAGCCCGAGAAGAGCGTAAAGCCGATGTCGGCCCAGGTCATTTCCTTATACTTCATCTGAGCCAGAGCAGTGATAGCGCCCGCCATGGCCGACATCACCAGCCACACATGGCGCATATCCTGCTGCTCAATCATCACTGCGCCTCATACGACGAAACTGCCGAAGAACGCTGGCAGGAAGCCCCGCCCAGAACACGAAACCTATCGCGCAAACCAGACAAACGATCGGCAATTCCATCACCCCCGACTACGAACAGGACCGCAATCTGGACGACAAGGCACGCGTCAAGAACAGTCTCATATTCAACATACTGGAAACCGTTAAGCCAAGCCAATGCATGCATGGACAAGGTTGCAAGATAGACGGTCCAGATCATCGGGGACCACCATACAGCACGACCAGCCCATCCTACAACAATAAGGCTCAATAGATCTGCCAGCGCCCACATATCTTCATGAGTGGCTGGCAGTCCCCATACTTTTAAGATGTGCGCGGGAGATAGCGAATTGTATATCCACGGCATCGCGAACAGAAGCCAGTTCGCGGTGATGACGGCGGCGCATAGCTTGGCGAAGCGCCGTTCCTCATACGCATGTGCCGCCACCACTGAGGCGACGGCACACAGCAGGCCGAATGTGACCAGCTTTAGCATTACTTACCGGGAGGGGGAGGGTTCTTGGTGCCACCGCCGCCACTATCCCCTTCCCCCGGAACCGCATTCGCCTCATCGTCCTGCGTGGTGAAATCCGGTTCTTCGCAGTGCTTGTCCTTGTGCGGATGCTTCTTGTGGTCAGTCATGTCGCATTGCTCCTGTTGTGCGATGAGGCATATTAATAGCTGGATCATTGCCGCTGCTCAACTGTGTTGAAAGGCATCTGCTTTCGACCACATATGCTCTTCACCGCAGGAACAGGCCATCTTTGAATAGCTGATTTCCCAATCCGCGAAGTTAGCGGGCAACACCAAGGAACCGGTCCATACATCGTTTCCCGTATTGGGACACTTGATATAAATCTTTGCCGATTCCAAACCCGGAATTGTCATGAGCCTGCTCCTACAGCAAAGTTCGTACCATCGAGGATATTGGCGGATCCAAGGAATGTCGCGCCGGTATCCGCAATCAGTGGCATGGTTGCCGAACTGTTGATGAGACGACAACCTGACACACTGCCCCGAGTAGCAGAGGCGCCGGTAAACAGCACGCAATAAGCCGTTGCTGCCGCGGTCGCGTTGATGGTGTGGCCGGAAATCTCGGTGTTCGGCCCATTGACGACGATGGGTGCAAAAACACCCGTCGAAGTAGCCCGCGTGCTGCCACCTTTGATTTTCATGCCAACAGCGTTGGACAGCACGCTGATCGCACCCGTGGCGAACGTCATGTCCATGTTCTGCCAGACAAGATTCGTGCTGGCCCCAAACAAGGCGTCCTGCATCAGATCGCCGTTGATATTACGTCCACCGACGAACCGACAGTTATCCTTGACGATGCTGTTGGTGGCCTGAATCGGGCGCCCGGTCCACGCATCCCAGACCGTATTCGTCAGTTCGATATTGCTGCACTCGATCAGCTCAATTGCTGCTCCGTAGCCACCACGCGCCACAAGACCATTCATCTTGGCGCCATTCATATTGGCACCGTCGAACGAGAATCCATAGCCGTAGCTGACCGAACCGGGGGTGTCAGCGACAAGGTTTTCGCCAACAAGATTCTTGAAGATAGGTCGCGTGCCGGCCATCCCCTGGTTCAGAAACTCGAAGGCCATGCGGTTCGAATTCACCGCGAATATATTGCGCAGCGTCATGTTCGAAAGAACGCCGCCAGCGATACCGTCACCGCCGCCAGCAAGGGCAATAAGGACACCGTTCATGTCCAGCCCGCTCGCCATGCGCGATACGACGTTTTCAACCAGAATGTTGCTGCCCTGCGCGAAATACCAGTGCAGGGCGCCGACACCACCGGTAGTCGCGTTGATATTGAAATTGCGATACGTGATGTTGCTGATCGACCCACCAATCGGCGCCAAGCGGAAACCGCCAGCGCCCCCCGGCTGCGAGCAGGTAAACACGGTGGCGCCACTGCCTTCGAGAATTAGCCCGTCCATACCATTTGGCGGCGTCCAGACGGTGGGGACAGGGATGATGCCGTTGGGGGCGATGAGCCGGCGCGCACCAGCTGCGATGGCAGCGTCTGCCGCAACTTGGAGCCCGACAGTCTTGACGTTATAGCTATCGAGGTACGCCGTGACGACCCCTGCGAGGGCATCGTTCGCAGTAGCATAAACCACGCCAGCGGGCAGGGTGGCGGCGATCTGGGAAGCATTCTGGCGGACCAGCGCACCCGTTGTCAACGGAATCCCATTGACCTGCACTACGTCGGTACGTCCGGTGAAATTACCGGTCTGATAGTTGAACAGGCCATTGGTTACGCCGCCATTTGCCCCCGAAGGGGCGGCAAGGCGAGGCGAGGGATAGGCGACAGGATCGATAGCCTTCATCGCCGCAAGCGTCGTGAACGACGCATCCGACGCGCCGACCTCTCCCTGATTGCCAGTATCACCCTTGTCACCCTTAGACGAGTTCATCGCGACATTCTGAACTCGCAACTGCAAGCTGGTGGCGTTGGGCGCATAGATGTCGAGGTGATACGTGCCCGGCTGCACATAGAAATCGAGGTTGCCATAAGCATCCGTCTTGGCGGCATTGTCCACGCCTGATACCGTTACGATGGGAGTGCCATTGTCGTCGGCAGCAATTGTTACTGTGTTGTTGGTCGCAGGATCGATCACGCGCCCATAATAGCCGATGAGGCTATCGCCGCTGGTATTGGTGATGGCCTCAAAGAAATGGTGCATTACAACGACCCCTCATTCGATAGCGTAATCGTGATATCAGCTGTGGCCACAGTACCAAAAACATCGGTGCATGTCACACGCGCGGTGGAAAACATATACTCACCCGGTGGGATGACTTCACGAAACGCAGTCGTTGCCATGTTGGGCGATACCACCGTGGCCCCGCCACTGGTTATTACCCATGAGTAAGAATAAGGACCTGACCCACCTGTCGGCGTTGCAGTCGCCGTACGAGAGGTGACCAAAGCCGGCTTGCGGTTATAAACGACACCATCAACGTCATACGACGATACTGACAGCGGCGAGGCAAAAGAGAGAATCGTGCGCCATTGCCCGTTGAAGTAACATTCTGCGCGCGTTACCTGCCGCCAGTTGCCGTTGATAAGCACTTCAGCTCGTTTGGCGGTCCGCCAATCACCTGATACGAATGCGTCCATCAGGAATAATAGAACACGATCGTACCTTCGGATGCGGCGGGGCGCGCCGAGCCTTCAGGCAGAAAATTGACGCGGCCATCGGTTTGACCCGAGCCGGCATGGTGCAGGTAGGCACCGCGGCCCTGCCGCAGGATGTCTCCAGTATAGGTGCCGCCAGTCGTCGGCACGAAGCCACCTGTTGCTGGCACCTTGTCAGCGCTATCGCGGATGACCGCCGCAACATAGCGCAATGCATTGTTGATGCTTGCCGGCGAGCAACCTTCCGAAACGTCAAAGCCGCCGATAGTGGTGTTGGCATTCGGGTCTGTACTGAATTCGCTTGCACTAGGCATCGCAACCACTCCACAATTGTGCTATATTACCCGCATGTGGGGCATTATACTAGGCATCGTGTTCAAAGGCTTCATCTTCGAGATGATCCACCGTTGGCGCGAGCGCTCACTGTCCCGCCAGATAGGCGCCGCCGCCAGCGAGCATGGGGGCGCCGAACAACCCACCGATACGCGCGCGTCGCTGGACTTGGTTGCCAAGCTGCACAAGGGCGTCTGGACGGTCTAGAAGGGCGCGCGTGACGGCGCGTTGCCCTGCGCGCGAGCCACCGGCCGCCAAGATGGCACCCAGAGCCAACCCGCCTGCACCAACAGCCTGCGCGCCATCCTCACCGCCACCAGCATAACCAGCTCCTCCGCCCAACACCCCAAGGCCGCCAGCCGCCAATGCCTGCTGCGTCAACAAGCGACCGGCGGTGCCGCTATCGGGTACTGAGTTGGGCAACACCGCCTGCCCAGCTCGCGACAGGTCGAAGAACGGCTGGCGCGTCGTACCTTGGCTGTTGCCGAACTTCTTGGCGTTCGCGGCTGCGGCATCCGACAACTGCGATGGTGCGAACGTACCAGTTTCGCCAACGCGCGTACCGTTGCGGGCGCGGTTGACGGCATCCTTCAAGACCTGTGTCTGTCGGTATGCCTGATCCGCACGCCCCAATGCCGGCAACGTCCCCGGCGACTGGCGCTGCACCAGTCCGCGCATGGCGTCTTCTGCGCCCGTCACCGAACGCCCGACAAGATTGCCCATGGCATCGTTGCCGAAGTCGGCGCCGCGCGTCTGCTGAATAAAATCCTGCACCGTGCGACCGTCAAACGCGGGCTGCGCAACCAACGGATCTAGATCGGCCTGCGCCCATGCCTGAAACTCGGGGCCGACGCGAGGCACCTGTGCACCAGTCGCCAAAGCTCGGTTATACTCTCCGGTGAACTGCGGATCGCGCTGCACATTGACGCCGTTTAGCGCTTGATCGTAACCCTGCCGAGTGGCTGTTTGTGCGGCATCGATGCCAGCTTCGCCCGTCACACCGCCCGTATTCGCACCGATCGGCGCCAATGCCTCGTCAAACGCCGCGCGGTTGAAGCCCTGCATGCCCTCTAGGCGGCGCGCGTTCACGACGTTGCCCAATACCGGCACGCCAGAGAGGCGATCTTCAACGCCCTTCAGTACGCCGCCAGCGGCCTGTCCAGCCGTCAGCGGCACCCCCGCCGCACGTAGGCCCTGCACATCGGCGTTGCGGATGCCAGTAAGCGCTCCGCCGATACCCCGTGCCGCGGCACGCCCGGCAATGCCGCCAGCCAAGCCGCCGACACCGCCACCGACAGCGCCCAATAGACGGCTACCGTCGTCCGTGCTGCCGGCGCCATAGGCTGCGCCATAAAGCGCATCGCCACCAAGCGCAGCGCGGCCAGCGCCAACGCCCAGACGTGCTAGTCCCAACTCGCCCGCACCAGCGGCCAAAGCACCGCCCGTTACCTGCCCCGCAAGCGTTGCACCGGGGAACTTCTGTGCGGCATATTCCTCTGCTAGCTTGGCATTGCCGCCAGCGATGTTGTCGAGCGTACCGGCAGACAGCGCATCAGCCGCACTGATGGCATATGCACCGCCCGAGCTGTCCGCAGCACCCCCAAGCATCTGCGACAGGCCGCTACGGTTATCCGCGGCCTGCGGCGGTGCAAAATTCAGCGGCCCACGCTTGTTGATCGCCTCGATCGCCTGCGGATCCGCAAACGGCTGATAGCCATTCTCGGTGAGAAGCTGGTTGAGCTGCTGTACGCCTGCACCCTGATTGTACGCCTGCTTCAGTTTCGTCGCCATCGCAACGCCAGCCGCATCTGCGAACGTCGAGCCTGCGCCACCCGGACCACCGGACACGCCACCAGCAACACCGGCAACGTCATAGCCGGCCGGACCGGTAGGGGGCGGGGGATTACCGCCGCCACCACCACCGGACGTTGCCGCAATCATCTGCGGCTGTTGCTGGTTCTGCTGTTGCGCCTGCTGTTGACGATTGCCGCCCATGGCATTCGCAAGGCCCTGAAGTCGCGCGATCTTGTCCAAGATGACTTGGTCGCGGTCACCCGACTGAGGGATATATGGGCCGACCGCGCGCTGCGCTTCCTTCTCGGTGTTGAGCTGGCCACCGGTCAGCCCGAGCGCAGGCCCAACGAAGCCGCGCACGGCATTGCCGGCCGCGTCGAACTGCTGGTTTTCGGTCGTCGGCAGATAGTCGAGCAGGCCGCCAACTCCAGACGTGCGACCAGGACCCGCCGCAAACCGCTGGCGGATATCATCGATAGCCCGCTGAAGGTTGGCGCGTCCCGTTTGGCCTGCGACCGGCAAAGCCGCTTCCCGACGAGCCTTCTCAAGCGTCAACTGCGCAGCAGCAGCCTCAGCCTCCGACTTGGTCGTATCCGCCGCAGCCTGTCGGGGTGCATACGGCACCTTTGCCGCCTCTAGTGCAATCTGCTGCGCTGTCTTCTGGTTGCCAAGCTGCGCGCCACCCAATTCGGTCTGTTGGCGCTGCGCCTGCACAGGATTCGGCGCAACGACGCTGCCGCCACCCTGCGGTGCGGCCTGCGCCAGCCCTACAGGATTGCCGGCGTCATCGACGTACCAAATATTGCCCGCTTCGTCTCGCGCCTGCTGCTGTGCCATTATACCCCCAAGCGGCGAAGAATGCCGTTTGCATAAGCGTTCGTCTTCGGTCCCCAGATACGACGATTTGGGCCACCATGGTAGTATTTTAGTGCGTCCGTAACATTTCCCGTCTTATCCAGCGCCTCGTCCAGATACGCTTGGCCGATAGCCGACTGATATTGCTTTGCTGCTTCCGAAGTACCGGACATGAGGTCCGCACGATACGGTACGCCAAGACGCTTGGCCAAACCTTGCGCAGTCGAGGGCAGAACCTGCGTCAACCCCTGCGCCTGCCCGTATTGCGTTTGTGGACCTGATACGCCAGCACGGCCACCGCTTTCCTGTTGGATAAGGTGCGGCAGGATGTCAGCGGATTGGAAAGGTACGCGCCCCACCGCGGGGCGCACCTCCTGCGTTACCGCCGAGGGGGGTCAGTTTGCCAACAGGCGCTTGTGGCATTATGGGCGTAGCATTGGGGCGGGCATACTGGCCTCCGCCAATGCCATCGGGGATAAATTGCGCAGGATTAGCAAGCGCCTGTGCTCGCTGAGCGAATAGCGCCTTACCTTGGGCAGACTCGGGGTCGATACCAGCGCCGATAAGCGTTCTAGTAAACGTATCGTCTTTCGGTGCCTCCGGATTCGCCAACTTATAATCGTATTCCTGCTTGAACCCGGCGAACTTGGCCGCCTGCTCTTGCTGCTGACGTTGGCCCTCCAGCGCGTATTGCTGACGCATCTGTAGACTCGGCAGGAACGTACCCTTGCCGCCGCCCCATTGTGCCAGCGTGTCCCCAATGACACCGGCAATCATCTGCCCTGTGGACGGCTTCTTGTACGTCGGCACGGTGGCGTCCTGCTGCACCAGACCAGCAGCCGGCGCGGCACGAAGATCCCCCATCATCGGCGCGCCGAACAGCCCCTTCGGCTTGGAAAAAATTGCCATATCAGCCTCCCGCGTACGCACTGGCGGCGTTACCAGCCAACTGAGCTAGCAGCATGCCGATATTCGTACCCTGCTTCTGGGTGGTATTGGTGTATTGCCCCAAAAGCCCTCCGATGCTCGACGCCTGCCCCGCCGCTGCCTGTATCGGCGCCTGCTGGGATTGAAGGATACTCTGAATCGCGGTCAATGGCTGGTACTGCCCTGCCGAAATGCCGGCTGCCGCCGAAGCGGCGCTGTCCATTCGGTTTCGCTCATTTGAATAATCAGTATAACGCAGATTATTTTCGTTCTGCGCCAGATTGCGAGTAATGATATCACCGAATGCCGAGCCGCCCGTCAGTCCGCGCGTGCCAAGTGATGCCGACAGGCCATTTCGGACACCAGCATTGGTTTGATCGATTTGAGATTGCAAATAAGGATTACCTGCGTCGAGATACTTACCCGACGTGACATCCTGATTATACTGCATCGCCGACTGCACGGCGGGGTCACCATTGGTGTATTTGGACACCAGATCCGGAACCAGCCCGCCTAGGGCATTTGCTGTGTTGGCGATACCCGGCGCAGCAGCATTGTACGCGCTGTTGACGTTGTTCGCAGCCCCCTCAATCTGGCTGCTGTAAACAGGCTTGCTGGTGGACTTGGTTTTGGAGGATGACACGCCCACTTCACAAATCCTTTACGATTTCAACACGGTTAACAGAATATCCGCGAGGTTTCAATAATCTAGCCCATCCGGGGCGAGACGATATGCAGGCAAAATCCAAGCCGTTATCGCGGCCCCATTGTTCCGCTTGTTCGATCAGAAACAAAATTTCCGCTACGTCGCCGGCAGCTACCAAACCATGCAATTCCCTGCCTCCTGCGGGGTATTGCTTGACCGTAACGATTATAACACCGCGTTCTGATCCGAACGCCAACGCGTCACCAGAAAGCAACTGCACGTCCATCCAATCAATTGTGTGGCACCGCGGATCCAATAACGCCGCGATCTCATCCCGATGGCGTTGATAGTCATTCCAGCTTTTGGGAGGGTATTCGATCATGACAGGGCGACCCATGACGTACCATTATACACCCGCACCTGATGCAACGTCAGGTCGTAATATGTCTGGCCTTCTGTCGGCTCCAGCGGCTCCGTTTCAAGCTGCATGAATGGGTTCCTCACGGATACGCGGTATTGTTTGATAAGTGCATTGACGGCGTTTGCCACCAACCGTGGCCAGTCGGTACGCTTGGCGTCAACCGGCACCAACGACATATCAATCGTTGCGGTGTCAGCAGGGTTGGCAGGCGGGGCAGGTGGCGGAACCGGTTTGCCGAAAAGCGTTCCGCCGCCCATCATCGCGAACGATGCACGCGCGATTTTCGCACCAACACCTGCGATGGCGCCAGTGCCTGTCAGCGATACGACGCGTGAGGACAGAGCTGCGCCAGACGCCGCAAGCGACCCCGAGCCGATCATAGCCGCAGCCCCGGAACCGGCCGCAGCTCCAATGCCGTTCACTGACGAGCCACCAACCATGGTAACGGTACGGCTCGCTGTAGCTTGGCTGGACGCAGCCAAAAACCCGCTGCCCGTCATCGACGCGCTGCCTGTAGCAATCGTCACGCCCATAGCGGCAAGCGCACCAGCGCCCACCATGGCCGCCGTTGCAGTAACGATCGCAGAACCGCTTGCTGCCAGCGTTCCGGCACCGGTCATGGCGCCTATGCCGGTTACCGTGCCGCCACCGGCAGCTGCGGCGGTCGATCCGCCTACAGGAGCGCCGCCAATGGGGAACGACCCAACCATTGGCTACCTGATCCTGGCGATTGAAAGATCAGCCTGGAAGTAACCCGCCCCAATGCCATCCATATAATAGAATGCCTGAAGCTGCGCTCCAGAAGCGAAATAGTCACGCCGAAGATAGGTCGCACCCTGGCGATTGGGAGCGCCTTGGAACCACGTAAAATCCGGGCTGTCAGCTCTGGATGTATCTACGCCCAGCCCGTATGATTTCCCGGTCCTGTCGCCATCGCTGATCCGGAATTTCGAGGTGATGTCGTAAACACCGGCCTGCATGATGGTATAAATATTGGTCGAGCTGTTCCACCCGCCCGCCGTGTCGGTGACCAACGTATCATACGTGATCTGCACAAAGCTGCCATCCGTGCCGCCGGTGCCGCTCAGGCGCTTTACTTTCAGGAATGGCCAATCCGTCACGTTTTCACGCGAAAGGAAAGCGACCGAAACCGTTGCGTTGCCGGAAAGATTCAGCAGCGAGCCGGTGGAACTGGCATCCATCGTTCGTGTCAGCGTATTCCCCGACGCCGAATACGTACCGGTGCCGGTTTCCCACGCTGCGCCATCTTCGATGGCATAGGTGATGACGCGATCGGCCGAATATGCACTGGCGAACGTCCGATACCCGGTAGCAGCCGCCCCAAGCGTAACCGTTCCGGTACCTGTCGTGGCGGTGGCTGCCTTAACCCTGTCGCGAAGATTGGCCATATCAATCCTCGGTGATCGTGCTGCCGGCCGCAATCTGCGGCGTCACACCGCTGGTGACGGAAATGGTGGGCGAGATAGGGCCGCTGTAGAATAGCACGCCAGCGCCGGTCGCCGCAGAACCAAGCCCAAGAAACGACGCCGTGCCGCCAGTGCCGCCCGTACTGGCAGGAAAATTCGCCGCAGCAACCAGCGTTGCTATCCCGGTCGAATCCACCGTCCAACCAGAAGTCGTGCGAGCCACGGCAACCCGAGCATATCCCGTGTAGGAAATCTCGCTAGTCGTTTGCGATGCGCCTTCACCCGGATCTGCTGTATGCAGCGAAAGATACAGGTTCGTCAGTGGCGAGGATGCGGCATTGTCGGCAACACCCGCAATCGGGGTGCCATTGAGCAACAGCTTAAGCTGCGCGGTTTCGTATGTGTTGGACTTCGACATTATCTGATTCCTCCCGCATCAATTTCCATATCGATGCCCTGAATATAATTCCAGCGCGTGCCGCTATCGATGGTTACCGTAATTTGCATGTATCGTCCACGCACTCGCATAGGAATACGTCCCGAACGCTGCAAATCACCCGACAGAACGAATCCGACAGGATCACCCATCTGCTGACGCGCATCGATCCGTGACGAGATGCCGGAATTGGCATCGGAAATGGGCCATAGCGCTCGCATGCGAGCAACATTTGGGTCGGACGGCGCCTGCCAGCCGATGGCCAGTGTCGCCTGCAAGTTAGGGCCAGAGAATGCCCCGATACGATTGTTGCGGTCCACGATGTACAGCCGCGGGTCGCCGCCCTGAAAACGCGGGTCGTCCAACGAATAGGGCATCGTATCAAGGTCGGGATATAGCGCCGCTACGCCTTCGAGCGACAGGCTGCTTTCGTACCCTGCGAACAGCCCTGAAAACGGCACCTCGATCGTGCTGGCGCGATCCAACACCCAATTGTAGACCCAGATGCGCCCAGGTGTGCCGGGGACGCCCCACAGCACTAGCGAGCGCTTAGGATCGACGGCAGCCCACAGCTTTTCGTAATCCTCCGGCGATACGCTGTCGCGAAAGGTCTGGTCGAACTTCTCGTTGCCGATGGGTCGCAGCGATTGCCCGTCCTCCAAAGCCATGAAACCGCGGTCCGACAGGAAGAACACCGTGCGCCCCGATTGCGCAATGCTGCCACTGGAGGCGCACCCGACGTTGGTGGTGATCTCGGGAAACTGGAACGGCGCCTTGTCGTCCCCGGTGCGCTCCATGCGCACCAAACGGAAGCGCTGGAGGATGACCCCGTATTCGCCACCCGCAATGCCCTTGACCTCACCGCCAGTCAGCATCGGCTGAAACCCCGACTGATCGACACCAGCGGTCCACTTGGTGTGATCGTTGAACCCCGACCACGTGACCAGTAGCTTGTTGCCGCCTGCCTGCGTGATGACGACGTAATCCCCTACCACCGCAACGCCGGTACCAGTTGGCGCATCGGTAAGATCGGATGCCGCGCCGGTGGTCAGATCGACTTGTTTCGTATCAGTACCATTCACGGCGACGACGTAATCACCAAACTGCGTGAACCGCCACCGATCGGTAACGGACATGGCTGCAAGTAGAGTCGTCCAGCCGCCGCCGACATAGCGCTCAAGACCGTTGGCCGTGCCAGCGATCAGGAACGTCGTTCCGCTGCTGGCGATGAAGGCGCCCCCGCCTTTGAATGTCGCCTGTAGCGGGTCGCTAATCGACACCAGCGCCTTGACGGGCCTATACCCATCCGCCGCAGGCAGCACATTGGTTGCTGACGTCAGGACGTTGCGGGGAAGCTGGTCCGGCAGATATGCGGGAAAGGGGAGGCGCTTGGTTGACATTGCCTATCCCTTATAGCAGATTGCGCATGCTGCGGGCACAACCACCCCCGCCGATGCTGCGGGTAGTTGCACCCCTGCCGATACCCACCAGATCGACGTTGCTCCGTAATTGATCGGAGAGGCCCGCAGCATCAAATCCGCACCCGACTAGAAACCTGCGAAACACCCCGAGGCGTCAGCGGCGCGCTGCCCCACCGCGCGTTCTGTGCCGCCTTGTTGATTCCGGTCGTAAGCGTGGCCACTTCCTGTGCCGCCTGAGCCATGCCATCGCTATCGCGTTCACGGCGGGCAAGGTGATACATAACGCCGGCAACATACAGATCGGGATGTTTGCGCAGCAGCCAGTTGGACACCTGCGCCGAGGTCAACGCGCTGATGCGCGCGTAATAGACCATCTCGACTGCCGTATTGCCAACCGGACCCACTCGCAGTGAGTTGCCCTCGATCGTGTAGGCCATCGGCGTGCCCGACCGCCCATAATAGTTGGCCAGCATGCCTGCGGGCGACATGGACGATAGCGGCTGGTCAGGCATACCTTCAACGAAGATAAACCGCATTTCCAGAAAATCGTCCGGCAGTTGCGTCAGCTCGTCAGTAATCGTGAAAACCGCACGAGATTCCATATCAGGCGTGCGCAGCGAGCGGTTGAACTCCGCCTCCGCCTTGCGCAGCGCCCGATCAATCGCCTCCTGATCGTAATCCACGTCATCCATCATGTCGCGGATCTCGGTCACCAGCTCCGAATAGTTGGTGATGGCACCGGGGGCATATGTCGGGATTGCGATGGACATTATGGCGATACCTTAATTGCAATGAGCCAAGCGACAAAGGACATAACCGCCCATAGCACGACACGAATGGTCTTGCCCCAAGGTTTTACGCTTGGCTCATTGTGCATTAGCTGTGCATCACCCAAGATCCGGCGAGGGAAAGCGCATAACGTGCGCCCTCGTCAAACTGAGCGCGGTCAAATGAAAACTGGATGCCGCTATTAGGCACCGTAATCTCCACGTAATCCGCACTAAGCTTGGTGATGGGATAGCCGAATAGCATATCGCCTACTTCGAAATCACGCATGTCAGGCAGCCTTCCACCCACTACCAGAGAAAAACGTCAACGTCCTGATGCCGCCGCTTAACAGCGGAACGGTGCCGCCGCCGACAAGGCCGGTAAGGTTGATACCGAACAGCCCAAGGACGCTATTGGACGACACCGTGAACGTGGCCCCAGGCCATGCGTTGGTCGAAGATGGCGTAACATTGACTGTGCCGGTCAGCGTGCCAGTGAGGTTGACGATCGGTGCCGTAATCAAAGGCGTCAGCGTCAGCGTGCCCGAACTCATGGAAATAGGCGGGGGTGCATAATCCGTGCGCTGCGGGCGCCAGTAGAAGCCCGTAGAATCCGCCTCGCAGACCATCACCGTCGTCACCGAACCCCACAGATCCGTAACGCGGGCATATTTACTCAGATACGGCGCGCTGGCCGGATAAGTCGAAAGCAACGACGCAACCGTCATCGGCGTAGGAGAAACGAACGCGATCTTTCCGCCCATGAAGTTATTGTACATATCGTCAATCGTCAGACTGTCATTTGCCTGCATCAGACGAAACTTGTCCAGAAGCTGCTGCTCCGAGACACCCGGCGTCGTGACTTCACCCATCGCTAGAACTCCGTCGCAGTGTACGGCTGAGATGCCGTGCCGCTTACAACGGTTACAGCGCGGTTTGTACGCACGTTGATCGTGCCACCCGCCGCAATAGTGTAGGTCCCCGGCGTGCCGATAGCTGCTGTGCCACCGAACTCATTGATGCCGATCGGATTCGCGCTGATGTTCTGGATGTTGAGGCCGCGCCGCGTCGTGTTCGCAGCCGCAAGCTGCTGCGAGGTGTTCGCCGTCGCGTTCGTCGTGCCGCTACGATCAGTAGCAGCAGGAAGGTAACCCGTCTGGGTGTATGCAGGGTCGGTAGGACCGCCGCCGGGAGCATAAGTGCCGTCTGCATTGGCGGTGTTGACCACAACGGCGCCGAAACCATCCATACGGATTTCCCGCTGCTGGCGGTCCGCCATGGCAGTAGGCGTCTGAATATAGATTCCTCGTAGTGCCGTCATCTGCCCACACCCTTAAATGATGAAATTGCGAACCCGAAGGTAGCGATATTCGTCCGAATTGAGAAGGCGCTTTACACCTTCCTTATGGTTCGGATTGAAATACTCGATCCCGTGTTTTGTAATCCATTCCATTAGAACAACATTGGGAATGCTAGCAGCGTGCCACAGGTCGTCGCGCTTGTCCCAACTCTCGTTCTGGGCTTCCTTGTTCGCATCCAACAAGGGCGATACGTCCTGCTCATAACGAACATGCCACGTATCGCCCTCATCGTCGGACGAGAACCACTCACGCATCCCGGTAAGCGGATCGTAACTCAGCAGTTTCTCGTCCCCTGCCACCTTACTTCACCTGCTTGTTATCGCGGAGAAGCTTGGCGGTGTCCTTGTCCACCTTCATCGTCTGTCCACGGCCAATGGTGCGCCCATCGCCCACATGAACTTCCGCCGGCAGATCGTCGGCGCCAGTGACTTCAACCATGTCGGCTTCATCACGAGCAGAACGGGTTTCACGGCCCTTGTCGTCCGTTTCGACCGTGAGGTTCGCATCCGGGTTCGAACGCTGGCCGTGCGGGTTGGGATTGGAGTCGGTCGGGGAAACGGGATGTTCCACGATCGTTTCACCCGCGACATAATCGTCTCCCATATGCTCGGTTTCTTCCGTCACGACGCCAAGAGCCGCGGCCTGCTTGCCGGCCTCCGAAATGTTGGCATATTCCTCGACGGGCTTGACCGGCTCACCCAGCGGGTTTGCGGGCGGCAGATCACGCACAGACGGGGCATCGGTGCCATCGCCCTGCGTCTCGGGCAATTCCTTGCCTTGCGAGCTGTCCTGCATCTTGTCTTCCTCGACGCCCGTATTCGGGTTCACGTCGGCATCCTTGCGGGGTCGTCCCATGTTCTCAACTCCTATAAGTTGGCCTGCCACACACAACGCATGGCAGGCCGGTAGGGTTTAGGTCAGATCGGCGATCACGGCATTGCCGGCATCGTTTCGGCAGACCAGAGTTTCCTCCGAGTACATCGCGTCACGATCGGCAAGACCCGTGGTGGCCAGCTTGCGCTTCTGGAGCGGGTCCAACGTGGCAATCGCCCACATCTCCGGATCCACGATCAGCACGTCACGCGCCGAACAGAAGCGATCCGGCACGAACTGAATCTCGCCCACGTCCGACACGTACACATCGGCGCCTGCGATGATCGTCAGCCGCTTGTCGCCAGTCTCACGACGCTGGGTCGCCAGACCCGAGAACGTCGCCGCGATCTGCTTCTGACCCAACGACATGATTGCCAGGGTAGGATCGCCACCTGCGTTCCATGCCGATGCCACAGCGGCCTTCAGCAGCGTCTCCGTAAACGCGCGCTGCGTGCCGTTGGTGGCCGCAGTGACAGGATACCCGGTCGTCGTACCCGACAGCACCGGATTGACGCCACCAGCACCGCGGCTGGCATTGGTACGCATGAACGCCAGCGCGCCGGCCGACTCGCCAGCCGTACCAGCAGCGGGGGGAACAGCCGCGAAGTTGCCGGTGTAACGCGCTTCACGATCGCGCTTCCATTCCTTGCCCGCCTTGGCAAGCTGATAGGAATGCTCGTTCGAACGGCCCGCAGCCTTCACCGCCTGCTGCGTCGTGCTGGTGCCGACAACCTTGGTGAAGATCTGGGTATAGTTGCCCAGACGGGTCGTTGCGGGACGATTCTCGTTGCTGAGGTCGTCGCCCTGAATGGCCTTGTTGTTCGCATTGGCCGAAACCAGCGCGTCCGTCTGCCACTCATGGTACACCGCCGAAGCCGTCTCACGACCGATGGCGGTCACGAACGGGGTTTCGGTCGGCGAGATGTTGCTGATGATGTCCGAAAGGTCCTCGCGGTTGCCCACGCGGGTAACGGTCTGAATGGTATTGGATGGAACTGCCATGTTCGTTGGTCCTGAAAAGAAGGGCTAACCAAGGCGTCCGATAGCCAGCGCGGCGTCTTTAACATCGCCACTCGCTGCCAATCGTTGCCGTGCTTCGCGGTATCCCGTCTTTTCGCCGCTGCTAGGCTGGGCGGCGTTGGGGCGGGTCGTCCGCGCTTTCTTGCCATCTCGAACGCGCTGCATGTTGCGGGCTAGGGCTGCGTCATACTTCGCCGCCTTTTCCTGCCAATCCGACACCTGACGAAGCGCTTTCAGCTCGCTGGCCGTTGCGTGCTGAATCTGGTTCATGTCCAGACCCAACTGCTTGCCTGCCTCAATCGCCTTGCTGAAGAACTGCTCCCGCGTGGCCTCGTTCTGGACTTCGGGGATGCTCAACAGCTCACGATCGCGCTGTGCGACTTCTGCTTCACTCATCGCGGTATCGGCGTCAGTGCCTAACGACGTTGCCTGCTGCATAAGCTCGTCATGCTGGGCCTTGGCATGGTCGTACTGCGCCTTCTGGGCAATATAAGCGCCAGGATCGCTATAGGCCAAAGCCGGATCGGGAGCTTGCGGGGCATACGCCTGCGCAACCACCTTGATCTGCTCGGCAAAGCGCGCCTGCGCTACTGCGTCGGCACGGGCTGCTGCGGCTTCCGCCGTCCGCTGGGCCTCTGCTGCCTTCGTGGTTGCCGTCTGGACCTGGGAAGCCCTGCGGCCCTCCAGCTCGGCTACGTACTGCTGCGCCTCTTTGGGAAGCGCGGCAAACTTCGCCTTCTCTTCGGCAGTCAGGCTGACAGGAGCTTCGATGGTCCCTTGGGATTCGTCGCTCTCGTCATCCTCATCTTCGCTGACATCGAGGTCGCTGTCGTCCCCGTCGTCGCTCTGATCCTCGTCCGCTCCGGCATCGTCACCGTTTCCGGCGTCCTGCCCCCGCGCTTCTACCCGGCGGATGTTGTCATCGTCGCCTAGGTTCAAATCACCAATTGCTGCGGCTGCACTGTCCATGTCATCGACAAATGCGGCTTCCGTTTCAGGATGGGCCACGTCGGTTAACTCCCATACGCGCGATTACCTGATATTGGCAATCTTCTGCGTATGGCGGGTATCATTACCATAAATTTTGCCAGTTTCAATAACAGTCTGGAATTTGCGCTCGATCTCGCGCGCGATCTTGTCCGCCATGGCAAGCGCCTTCAGACTATCCGTGTCGCCGGGCTTCACATCGCCCACCTTCTCAAAATAGTCGCGGCGCAATGCGGTGAACATGTCGCGCAGGCCGTCTTCCTCCAGATAGAAGGCCTCATACCGCTGGCCGCGCGCAACCTTGTCCGTGCCGTTGGCGATGCGCGATTCTGCCACCAGTGCGATGTTGAAGCGGTGGGCGAGGTAGGTGACGATCCAGACTGCAATGTTACGCATCTAACGCTCCACCTTCACGGTTCTGCCCGATGTTATCGCCCTGAGCCTGATTGCGGTCCGCAGCGTACCGCTTGACCTCAGCCTCCCGGTCAATGCGGTAGATGGCAATATCAGCCTCGGCAGACGCCTTGTCGCGCGCCAGCGTTGCCTCCAGAGCCGCCTTCTCCCGCTGCTGCTCCATCTCCAGCGCATGACGCTCCCGCTGCGCCTGAATGTCGGCGGCGTCCTTCTGCTGCTGCAACGTCAGCGTGGCTTCCGCCTTCTCACGGTCAAGCTGCATCTGGGCCTGCGCCTTCTGCTGCTCGAACTCCATCTTGGCCTGTTCACGCTGCTGCTCAGCCTGTGCCGCCATGGCCTCGGGGTCGGGCTGCTCTTGCTCCTGCACGGGCTGGCCATCAGGGCCAAGCTCGGGCGGTGCGTCCGGATCCTGCCAAAAGTCGGACCCCTGCCCAATACCAAGATCGCGCACCAGCCCGTCCATGGCATGGAATAGCTGCTTGGGCTTCACCAACCCATTCTGGAACCCATCGGCAAGGAACGGCGCCAAGGCCATGCGCGCCTGCACCCGTTTGTCCTTGCTGCCCGTGCCCAAGCCGACACGGATCGAAAGGTTAACCTCCTCCGGCCACTTCGACGGATCGACCAGCTTATACTGCCCGTCCACCTTGATCTTGAACGGGTCACCCTCACGGCGGCGCAGGCGGTACGACTTGCCGAACAACCGCGACAGTCCTTCCGCGAAGTTGCGCGCGATATACTCTTCCTGCTGCTGGCCCTGCGCCTGCATCATGGCGGTGCCGGTGGCGGTCTTGTTGAGCGCGTCGGCGTCGAGGCCCTGGTTAAGGCGGGTAATGCCGGTGCGTGATTCACGCTCGCCAGTCATCCACTCCATGACAGTCAAAGACTTGCCAACGTCGAACGTGCTTTGATACGGCGTAACCGCGCCAACGTCCTGCACACGAATAGGCGCGCCAGCGATAGGCGACAGCAGATCGTCAATCGTGTTTTCGCTGGAACCACGCTCTGCAACGATCGGCCGCGGCATGTTGGCGTTGTACATGCCGTCGAACAACTGCCGTGCCACCGTCGAGCGAGCAAGCTGGATGTCCATCACCTTGTCGGCAAGCGAATAGCCAACAAGTCGATGCGGACGCGGGAACGGGCAGAACACCACGAATGGCTGTTCATCGACCGTCTCGATGGCATGCTCGCCATCAGCCCAACGCATCACATCCCGCTCGACGCGGAACACCTTCACGCGCTCGGCAATGCCATCGCCATCGATGTCGATGCGGGCGTATTCCTCCCAAAGCTGCACCTGCTGCAACGCGGGTGTGCTTTCAGGATCGGGATCGTAACGATCGTCGTTACGGCCATCGGGCAGGCGGCTGTAGGTCGGTAGCGCATAGACCTGCTCGCGCTCGAACCCCATGTCTACCAGTTCGGAGCGCGTCTTGATCGACACATGCGCCAGATAGTCCGCTTCGTCTTCATGGCGGGCACGCGCAGAATAGCGAAACTCCTCCGCCGGCACAGCCTCCGCCACGAAACGCTTGCGCCGCGTCTCCGTCTTCAGCGATAGCGTGAACGTGCCATCACCGTTGTCCTGCTGGTCCTCAATCTCGCCGTCAAAGCCTTCCAGCTCCACCGGATCCGCAATGGTGACGCGCTCGCGCAACACACGCTCTTCGTCCACCATCATCGTCTTGGTGACGCCGTAACGCTCCATCAGCCCACACGTCAGCCAGTCGTGCAGCACCCGATAGCCGTCCTGATCGCGCATGAAGCTGTAGCCGATTGCCGCGGTAGCCTCATCGGCCATGGCTTCATCGGCTTCGTCCGTGGCCTCAAACTCAACGACCCGATCGCCGCTGATGAACGTCCGCAGCACCGACGGAACCATATAATCGATCGTCTCCTGCACGTCAGGCAGGATGATCTGACTGCGGCCCTCGACCTCGTTACCAAACGGACGCGCCTCGTAATAGTCGCGGGCGAGATCCTGATACCCCCGCATCCGCTCCCATTCACTGTCGGCGGCTTCGGACTCGCGCACCAGCGCATCGACCAACTCGTCCATGTCGATGCCGGGCGCAGGCTCGGGGGGCATGTCCCAGCCGTTGAGAGTGGCAGTCTCGCTATCGAATGGTGCCATGCTCAAACAACTCCCCGGCGCAACTTGCTTAGGTCCAAAGCCCCGCTACCGGATTTTTCAGGCCGGATAGCCGCACTCTCAAAGCTCTTATACCCGTGAGAGAACTCATCGTGCAACGCGTAAGATTTGAACTGCCCCAGCTTGTCGTCCCACGCCTTGCGATAATTGTCCAAGCAGGCGATCAATCGTGCGCACCGCGTCTCATCGATCCACACTTTAGCGAGGAATGATCGGCTAGCGTCAATGCCAGCTTGCTCGGTGTCGATACGCTTCAGTACCTCAGTAGGCTTTATTCCAGCGCGCTCAGCGTGCATGCGGCGAGTATCGGCGACCTCCGTCAACGAACGCTGATCCGCGTCATGCGGCATGTAGTGACGGCTGTAGTTATATCCTTTGCGGTTCAATACGGCAGCGTAATGATTAAATCCCTCGCCGCTGTTCTCGTAATAATCGATCGCACGCCGCTCGAACCCATGGTCCTGCCAGAACGTGATCGTCATGCTGTCGTTGAGACCCAGATCCCACGTCGTGTAGACCGGCGCTTCCATGATCGGAATGCGGCAGATGCGGCCCTCTTTGCGCATCTTGCGCATCTCCGTGCCGAAGTACGCCCCCTCAACGCTGGCCTCAAACGCTTCCTGAGGCGTCGAGGGATACTCGCGCTTCATGTCATCGCCCTGCTGCTCAGCCTTCTTGATGTACCAAGATTTCTGCGGCTGCGTCAGCGCGATGCCGTGCTTGTGCAGCAGGTCATCAAAATACGTCTGCATCTCGGTCGTTACGGTCACGTCCTCATGCAGCTCATATTCCGCGCTGGTCCACCACGGGGCAAAATGAAACTTGAAGTCGAGCGCGGTCAACGCCGTACCCGCATCGGCCTTCTGCTGCGCCTTCTGCGTCAGGTCATAGAAATGCCCAGCCTGCCCCTCTGCCGTGCTTTCCACCACAATGCGTTGCCCTGCCTGCACCGTGTTAAACGCGCCAGAACGCACCTCACGGGCCTTCTCAGGATATTTGGCGCACAGCTTGCCATATTCGCTCACGTGCAACCGCTGGAGTGTACCTGAGCGCAATGACGTGCCAACTCGGATACTGGAACCGTTGCTGAACTTCATGCTGTCCGCGGCGTCCTGCTCAGCCGACACCACGGCGCGAAACTCTACCGGCAGCTTATCGTAAGCGAACTTGATCTTGTCCGCGAAGAACGCCTTAGCGTCGTTGAGATTGTGCGCGATTACGCCCGCGGCAGTATTCGGAATGAACAGGCAGTCATCCAGCATGTCTATCTGAATGACCGTTGTAAATCCTTTCTGCCGCGCCTTAAGCACCACATCCATGCCGTGCCGCTCATCAATAAACTTTGCCTGATCCTCGTTCATGCGAAACGGGACAGTAGCGCCGTTTTTGTCTTTGATGCTGTAAAAACCGTCAGCCAAGCGGTCACGCTTAGTTGGCCAGCGCTTTGCCGCAAGGTTTAGGACTTGTGCCCCAGCCATGAGGCGGCCTCTTCGCTAAGGTCGATGGTTTGTTTTACTTCGGACTTCTCGCGCCAGTCATCTGCTGCCATATTCTTCAGGCCCAGCGTAATCATCGTGGCCTGAGGCGCGGAACCGCCATCGACAACAATCTTTCGACCAGCGGCCTCCCACCAAGCGGCGCATTTCGCCTTCGCGATAGAGACGGCTTCCAAAAATTCTTCGTGCTGCTCCATCCAGTTGTTAATAGTGGCGCGGGCAACCTCAATTTCTGCCGCAAACGAGGCGACAGAAGCGCCGGTAGCCATGTGCTGAATCACGAGCTCACAATAGCTTGGATCGTAGGTGGTGGGGCGTCCTGCGGGCATTACCGGAATATACCACGAATGATGGCTCGCGCAAGATCGCGCCCAAGGCCCCA